CTCCCGCAGCCCCTCATCCAAGATCAGCGCAATAACCGCTTTATCTGTGATGAGCAGGTCTGCAAGCATCAGGTCAGTTTCAGTTCCGACACCACGTCGGATGTTTTGTGCATGGCCTGCGGCATAGTCGTGCCAGTTATGCACGGTCACATCTTCGTCAGGGTGATCTGCGCAAAACGGTTTGCCTTCGAACGAGGCCATGGCGGCGGATGACAACAAATCATCAGGCCACCGATAAACAGTGACTGTATCCTTGTCGCCGACAGCCGGAATGCCGACTTCATCCGGGAGATATTCAAGAGAGCCAGTACGTGCGATTGGCACACCAATACACAGCAGGTACCCCTCTGGGGTCACTGACATGTTCTCGGATAGTTTGGACGATACGAAAAAACGCGCCACGGCACGGCTCCCTTTGTTGAGGAGCCCATAATCGCCGGAACCACGACGCAAAAATGCCCGGAACTGCTTCCGGGCATTGACTGTAGAACGTCTGTTTGGGGTGATCGACGAACTGGAGCCAGACTACGCGCTGACGGTGTGCGCCGCAAGTCCCCAATCGATGAAATCAGATATGCACGTTCTCGCGCTTTGAAAACAGCTCCGTTAAATACCTATTTAACGCCCCTACATCGCCGTCATAACAAAAAAGCCCCAATGGGTCGTGTTGGGGCATGAAACGCGCCTATGGGCAAATATGGCGGATGCTGGATGCTTATTGTGAAGGCTGCCAGTCGTACTTTTCAACCGCACTATCTTCCAACGTTGCAAATGCATAGTCAGCGGTTAGCGGGTCATTAGGGTCCGTGGGGTCAATAACGAACTCGACATAATAGGAATCGCCACCATTCAGCAGCACGGTCCCCACGGTACCGGCATCCAAACGATAGTCTTTATCCTCAAACCGATCACTGCTGACAGTGATGGAATGACGGAGACGAAAGCAGCCTGTTTCCTCAATTCGTGCCATGATCCTAATCCTTAGTCCGCAACATAAGCAGTCACCAAACGCGGAGTGCCTGATTGCTTGCGCTTCTTGCGATCATACATCCACACGGTTTTAACATCAACGGTCCGACCGTTCGGCCCGGTCATGGGGACATAGGCAGTGAATTTTTCGCCAAATCCTGCCGATAAGTCTTTATCGCGTATCGCTGCTGTTTCCGGGAGTTTCTGCAGTAACTGCTTTTCAAACTGCCCGGCGGTGCTTTCATCAAACCCGAGGGCGGATTTCAAGACACGGGCCTTATGGCCACCTGTCGGGTGATCCGCATTCAAAACATAACCCGCCAGCTTCTCACGGGGAATAATCGGTTCATTTGCGCCGGGCAGGGTATCTCCATCCATATGCCTGATGATCAGCTTGTTCTGTTGCTCCCAGTGCGAAATCAAACCGGTCTGTGGATCCGCCTTAACATCTTCAGCCAAAGGCAATGGCGGCTTGTATCCGTTGGGCGTGTCCGCACCTGTCTTTGGAATCACCGGTTCCGGATAACAGCGACAATTTGGAGCTTCCCCAGCATGAGCCTTGATGCCGTCCACACGAGGCGGATCATCCCAACGGACAAACTTCCCCTCCATTTGCGCATGCCCATCCCGCACATCACCATCCCGAGACGTCCGCCAGATATAGCCTTCAGACCCGACCATGGCAGCCCGCGCTTTGGTCAAAGTGGTGCTAACCTTGCTGACCTCCGTGCGGGCGATAATTTGGGCGCGGTTGTGCGCCATCTCGCCCACTTCGGCGATCCGTGCCGCCAGTTGTTCGGCGCGGGTACCCGTGACGGTGGCTTCCGTTGCCATGTCCGCGATCTTGTCAGCAGCTCCTAACGGCAGATCCTTAATCAGTTTGGCATTGCGGCGATTGATTTCCGATAATGTGACATCGTCGATCTTCTGCTTCAGCTGCTGACGCAGACCTTTGGATATTTTGGATGCATGGCTTTCCCAGGTTTGACGGTTCTTACGATCGACCGCACTGGTCATAGCTGCGGCGGCATTCTCCGCCCATGGACCGAGTGTCTCGGCATACTTACGCAGCAATGCCTGCTTTTTCTCCGGCGATCCACGCCCATCGACAATCGTCCGGATCCGTCCGGCGACACTGCCCAGTTGCTTGGCGTAATGCCGCTCTGCAGATCGTGGCGATGCAAACTGACTTGCCCCAGCTGCAGCATCCTTAAACGACCATTTAAGGCCGGGCCAAGGCGCAGGAAGAGGACGAGATGTGATTGGTGACATCATATCTCGTTTCAATATGGCCCCTTGTAATTGCGCGGGCAGATCGGAACCGATGAGCATTACTCAGCTCCTACACTTGTCTCCAGATCATGCTGTGATTCTTCTGTGGCAGCAGCCGGATCCAGATCATCTAACTCCGGTATCGGCGGGGCTTCACTTGCAGCTGCCGCCGCCTGAATATCCGTATCTTTGATGCTGGCATAACGACCGGTCATGCGTGACGTGTCACGCAAGTTAGCCAAAGCCTGTGCATGATCAATAACGCCGGATTGGTATAAGGCGGCAACAGATTGGGCGTCAGCGGTCGCAATTTGGGATTTTTCCAGATCACTGACCTTTTCCAGACTGTTGAACTCAAAATTGAAGCCATCGGGCAAAGGACAGCCAAGGTGAGATCGGCTGAGGACTTCCAACAGGGTCGCCGTTGGTCCGCTTAAGTCGTCGTCCTGAGCTGTTGCAATGGTCTCATAATACATCTGCAGATCAGACTCACCGGAACTAAACCCTTTGGGTGATTGCCCCAAAAGGCGCACCAAAGGAATCCCGGTCGCGCCGGCAATCTGTTCGGCAAATGCTTGCAAGGCATCATAAACCCCGGCGAAGGTCCAGTTATGGGCCTGAAACTCATCATCGGTATCCAGTAGAGTGATGCCCTCGTTGCTTTGCATCTGCCGAACAAAGGTCATCATCTTGACCAAGCCGGCTTCAGCCGCTCCACCTTCTGCCAGAATTTTGCGCAGACTCTTAATCCGAACCACGCGCAAATAGGATTTAAGCATCAGGTTTGCCGCACCGTATGTAGAGCTATCAAGGGCTAAAATCCGATCAAAAGCCCGTTCAACAACCGACTTGCCCCAATACTGTTCGGCAATGCGACGGCGATAGGGCAACTCAATGCCGGTAAAACGAATAGCGCGGCTATGATGGATTCGTTGACCGCTTAACGCTTCTTGTTGGATCGTGTAATAAGCCGGAAAGCCCAACATTGGCCCCAGATCGGTGATCTTTTCTTCAGACGGTGTGACTTGATGACGGTCCAATACATACAGCCCCTTAAAGTTGCTGTTGCCTATTGAATCCATGTCCAGCGGATCGGCCAGATCCTGACCGTCAATCAAGATAACCGCTAAGGCTCCACCATATAGCCGGCCCCATTTGATGGCATTGGACAGCCGGGCAGATATGCCAGTCTCTTGGTATGCCTTCAGCAGCTCATCGGTTTGCACCGGATCCGTGGTTGATGCGACGGAAAACCCACTGCGCACCATATCTTCAGCAACCACGTCAACCATCCGGCCTACAACCCAGCTGGTTTCATACATATCTTCCAGCTCTTCGACGTTCAGGGTCACACTACGGCCTGGACGATATCCAGATGAGGCCAGCAGATTGTCCTGCCCAAGCCCCAACCGGGCTGCAGCACTATCAAAACCGTCAAGCGTGCGACGAGATTTCTTGCGAGATACTTTCATAGCTTATCCTTTCGCCAACTGACGCCAGTCGCTCATACCGCTGTCTTCTGAAGTTGCGGCCCAGGCCAACATTCCGGCGATTGCACTGTCTCCATGTCGGAACTTGCCGTCAGATCCTTTGATCCGGGTTGCGGCCATTGTCGGGTTGCCGTTGACCTGCACCACATTGCGGTGATCGGCGATGATGTCTTCACTTTTCGGCACACGGATGTTCCCACCCTCATAGGCCTGCTTGTAGAGCGGGAAATGCTCGGCGTAATAGCCTTGGGTCGCCATAACCGCTTCCGTCATCCCCGGTTTGGCCTGTCCGGCAGCCTCCGCATGACTTTGACCGTTGCCACGGCCATCAAACTTGGCGTGATGAAATAGGGGCAGATTGTGCAGGATCCACTTGGTGACCTGCCATTGACAGTCAAACGGGATGTTACGCATCTCCAGTAGGAATGGTGTGCGCCAGGTGGTCGAATTGACCTCCTGCAGCGGCCAGATCACGGACAAGTCACCATTACGACCAAAGTCCATGCCGAACACGGTACGGTGTTTGCTTGGCATGGTATCCACCACTGGCTTCAAGACATCCTTGATCCAGTCGTCTGTAACCTTTGCCCGGTTGGTATCCAGCACGAATTCATTAGGCTTAGAGAAACGCAAGGTCGGGACATTGTCCTCTTGGCACTTCTCAATCAGCATCCGGCTGAAGAATGCGCCGGATCCGCGCTTCGGAATGCAATCTAACTCTTCCTGAGCATCTTCGGTGCTGACGTAAGCACCACGCACTTCTTCCACATAATCGGCTTCAGCTTCCTTGGACCACACCTTGTCGCGGATCAGGCAAACCCGTTTGAAGAAACCATCCTTTAAAGCGTCGTTAAAACCCACTTTATGCAGGCTATAACGAGGAAGCTTTCCGGCTTCGATATCCTTGCAGAGCTCATTGAAGTCATTGTCCTCACCATTCATGGTGCTGACCACGTCAACCCGACCACCCCACATCAGAAAAGCCATCGCGCCTTTCATAACTTCCTTCAGGTCTTTATGGAATGCACCCTCATCAATGCGGGCATGTCCCTTACGACCGCGCCAGTTATGTGGGTTGGAGCTGTGCGCTTCAATCTTATGACCAGATGCCAGCATGATCTTGTAACGCAGGATGTCCTGCCGCTCGTTATTGATCAGGACGCTAGTGCGCCAAACGCTTTGGTCTTTGATCGCCACATCGAAAGCACGGGCAAAGAAAGCACAGTCACCGATATATTCAGCCGCCATGCCTTGGTTGTAACCCATATAGTGCTGATCCATGCCGCCCTTGGCAGGCATGGCTTCCACAACGGACTCAGCGGCTAATGCGCCCCAGCTAAACCCAATACGCCTGCCTTTCTTACAGAAGCGGATAGAACTTTGGTCTTCATGCCAACGGCACTGATAGGGCAGCAAAATAGCCGGCACGTCTTCCGGCTTTAAATTGCGGGTCTCTCGATCGCGCTGGATATCTTCCACCATATCAATGGCGTCTTGTTCTTCTTTGCCTTCCAGCTTGGTATCCGACAGGATGATGACTTCATGCGACGTAGTCATGATGCCTCAACACGATCGGCAATCCCCAATATTTTCGCACGGATAAACGCCACCTCTTCAACAGAGGCACCACGTTTTTCAACGACCTCAGCGGCAACTTCGGCGGCTTTCTCCCGCTCTTCAGCAATCACACGTACACGGATCTTTTCTTCAAAATCCTGATCCAGACGCAGAGCTTTGCCCAATTCAGCAAGGCCTTTGCCAAGTTGCATGATGTCCTTGGTGCTGACTTGATCGGGATCGTCTTGCATTTTTTCGATAAGGTCATGGACCATAGATCGGGTCATTTCGACCAGTATACGCCCTTGCTTGCCTTGTTCGGCAGATTCTCCTAGCTCGGCACACAGAGCTTTGGTGATTTCTCGGGACTGGCGCAGCTTTGCGACCGTGCGTTCAAATGACTTGGCGTAGCGACCAACGGAGCTGCGACCAATCTCATAACCCTTGGCTTCGAGCCAGGTGGTCAGAGCATCAATCGACAATCGTCCAGAGGCCAGCAAACGCCGAAACTCGGCGCGATCCTCTTCAGACAATTCGGTCTCAATCAGGGGCTTTTTCGGCATGTCTCATCTCCTCAGAAAGACTTCGGGGACGGACGGGACACACCGGAAACACGTGCCATGCCAGTGGCGACCTCAATACCACGCGGTGAGATGTTGGCAACGAACAGATCATCCATAACCCGTTCCAGAGCAATCAGGCCCAGTTCAGCCAGCCAAGAAAAGTCCGAACGGACAACATCACGGGAGGTGCCATGCCCAATCTGCCGCAAAGCTTTTTGCATCACGCTATCATTCATTGCGTAATCGCCTTCCTCTTGTAAAAAACGCAGGATGGCAAGGCGACGATCCTCAGTCACAACAGTTTTGTAACTCACGGTTTACCTCCGTTATTCAACAAAAACTCTTCCTGACGGCTCAGGATACGATCCATTCGTTCAACGACACGATCCATTCCGCCCATGCGCTCCCCCAGTGCCTTGAGGTTGCCACTCATACGCTCGACGGATAGACTCAACTCATGTAGAGACTTGGTGCTGGGAGCATCTTTCAAACGGGCTTCAGCCGTCGAAAGCCGTTCGCGCAACCCTGTGATCTCGGCGTCCAGAGATGCAAATCGTCGCCATACCCAAATTGCGACTGGGATCACCAGTACCTGTAAACAGCGCAAAATCAGATTGATCGTCTCAGCATCCATCACATGGTCTCCATCTCGTGGATCTGTTGGCAAGAGATGCAGCGGCAGGCATGAGGCTGGACAGCTTTGCGCTTAGCGGAAATTGGCTCACCACACTCGATACAGTAATCAGTGCCCGGATGATCGGCATTTTGCCGCGCAGCCAAAGCATCAGAAATCTGGTCAGCAACCAATTGCTGCGCATGATCCATGGTGTCGGTCACTTCTTGCCTCCCATGGATGCCATGAGAGTATCTTTTTCTTTGCTGCCGCGACTGGAGCCAAACTCAAAGGCAAAGGCATCTTTTAAACAACTGCCAAAGATACCGGCGACGGTACTTATGATGCCGACAACCTCACCCGGAATATCGTCTCTCATCCAGCCAAGCACGACGATGCAAGCAATTAAACCGATGACAACCGCACCAACCATCAAGTCAGCTCTGGTGTTGCTTCGTCCTTGTTTAGCCAGTGCAATGTCACGGTTTCGGGCATTTTGACGATCTGCCAGATAGGCTTTCTCCAGATCGGCATCCAGATTTGCCATCGCTGTTTCAAACTGAACCATAAGCTCTGGGTTTGCTTCTAGCGCGGCTTTTGCTGCATCGGGTGTTGTCGTGCCGGTTAGCGTTTGTGCTACGTTGATTACCTGATTGGCTACGGTCTCGCCGTCATCACCAAACAACCATTTGCCAAGTTTAGGGGCAACAAATGATGCAAGGCTTAGGGCAGTTGTAAGCATGCCGTTTATCCCCGCTTAAAGAAGGATTTGGCGCGGCGCATCCAGCCCTTACGGAAGACTTCCTGACGCGGGCGGCGTTGCAGAATACTCTCCAGAAACTCAATCCGCTTCATCACGATGGTGTCATTAAACAGATCACCAACTTCTTTCTGGGCAGTTGCCGCACGGGTGCAGGTGGTCGAACCGATAATGCCATCCACCTTACACGGGCCAAATCCGGCAGCGTTGATCGCGTCCTGAACAATGCGGATGGCCTGTTTTGGGCCGGAATGCACCGCCATATCAAACACAACAGGCTGCACTTCTGCGGGCAAACGGGCGAGGCCGGGGCCGTCAAAATAGGTTTTGCGATAAATTTCACGGGCCACATCCAAGGGCATCTTTTGGACATCATCAATGGTGGCCTGCCGCCCGAGGTGCCGACTGTATGTAACTTGCGTGACGCCGTACTTGGTCGGGCCGCCCTTATCAGCGGGATGGTTGACGTAACCACCTTCCCGCTGAATGATCTCTGTGATCATTGTATCGACAGCGTCAGGCGTATGTGTTGCTTTGACCTGTGTCTCTTGTGCTTGTGAACGTGCCATAGTGAACCCCAGATTTGCAAAGTGGTTGTGTCAGGGGTAAGAATGCCAAAATCCACTTACGCAAAATGCCCGGAAGCGGTTCCGGGCATTGTAGAAGGCGTATGCATATGAGGGTCACCGATCCTAACACCTAATCATCATCAGGATCAACCGGATCAAATAGCCCCATCTGTCGATCGTCTCCACCAGCACCATTGCAGATCCTGCGGATCCAGCGGGTGGTCAGGCCGTGTTTGCGACCAACATTTTTCTTGGACGCCCCGGATTTGACCGCGGCAACAATCGCCCGGTTGCGTTCGTGACGGCTGATCTCGTCGGCTTTAGGAATGTCTGGGCGTTCGCGGCCCATCACTCGTGCCAGCTTTTGCGCCGCATCCAAACCAATACACTGGGCAATCGGATGTCCGGCCTTAATGTCGTGCGGTATATACAGTTCTGCCCCACCAAATGTATCGCACAGCTTCAGGGCCATCGGTAGCCCGATGACGTCCGCCAGACGATTCATGGTTGGAGACAGATAGAAAGACATCACGCACCGCGCTTTGCTTTTGCGGCGGTTGCATCGGCTTTGAATGAAGCGCGGATTTGCTTACCCAAGACTTCCATCACTTGATCAAGTTGTTCATCGGTGAAATTGATAAGGCCGAGCTTGGCCTTAATCCCAACGATGCCACAGCAATACGGGGCCAATGCGCAGGCTGCATGCCAGTCACTTTCAAATTTATGGACGCCGCGATCACGCAGGATTTGCCATTGCGCTTCAATCACCCGTTGGCGCGGGCGGTATACGGTACCGGCTCCAATCTTATAGCCAGACCAGTCCACTTTTCCGGCACGCTCTGCCCATTTCTTCATGGACTCAATGACGCGATCGGCTTGATTGTTCCGCAGAAATTGCAACGCGGATACTTTGGCCTGACGCGCAACATATTTTGCCAAGGCTGACTCTGTCGGATTGGCCACCACGCCAAGGTGATAAAGCGAGATCCACAGCGCACGGATTTTGCGTGCGTACTCGCCATCAGCCATCGGACGGGTACCCGCACGCTTCGGTGCTTTTCGTTTCACCGGCTTAAACCCGGCCTCTTTCATGTTGTTCACAACAAGTTCGAGGTCTCCGATCGACAACTTGGCGGCGGATCGTTTTCCGGTTACACGCTCCAGAAAATCCCGGTAGGTATCGTCGTCCATGCCAAGCTGCTTTTGCCCGACCTTGATCTTTGCGATCAGTGCATTCCGTGCTGGGTTGCTCATGCTGCGATCCTCACATTTTCAGGCATATTGACGGGCAGGTCGTAATCACCGGGCCGTTTCATTTGTTCACTACATGGAGGGATCCATTTGAATAGCGGATCAATTGCATTGCACGAGGCAAGGGAGTTCCACACCAAAACGCAATATGAAGTCGCGCTGTTGGCGTCTTCCTCTAATCGACCTTTCAACAAAGGCACTCGTTCGGCGTATTGGGCGATGTAGGTCGGCGGACACACTGAAAACAAGTTATTATAACGACTTTGAGATTCGAGAAATGAAGTGCGGGTGAACATCACCACACCTTTCTCGGCGACGTCCAGCGCACGGAAAATGAAATCAATTGCCAAGACAAACGGCGGATTAGTGAAAATAAAATCGGGCTTAAATGGCGCTTTAC